CTCCTTCAAAGAAGGCGGTTGTTGCAGTTTAACGACATGCTCGGGTCAAAGTTAGGGCAGTGGTGATCATGCTCTAGCTACCTCTTTACCAGGTCCCCTCCTTTCGACAGACGTCCTGCCATGACAGTGTACCAAGACCATAGTCCTTACGTAGTATCTTGTCTGCGAAGCTCATACAAGCGTGGATGCCGAATCCAGCTCGAGAGAACTCCGTGAGATCTTGATACTCCGAAGGAGTAAGTTGGTATCTTGCCATGATAGCGTCATCATCGAAAAGAAGGTCCGGATGTTCTGAATCCTCGACTTTGTGGGACAAATCATATGCAACCCGAGTCGTCGATTGCTGATAAGTCCGTGAAAGGAGATCGTCTGGTTTGGCCGCCTCTTTGAAGTTTCGAATAAGAGGGGCTTGCAGACGAGGGAACATACCTTGCAGTAAGGCGTACTGAAAGGATTTTGCCCGTTGCTCTATAGGCTCGTTCTTCCCACCTGGGAGGTCACCGCGACATGTACCGGATGCGCGTAACCAAACACCGAAGTTGAGAACAGGCCAATAATCACCTTGGACATCGAGAGCTGGAGAGTATTTAAGAAATTGGAGGTCTTCGGGGACATGACATTTCTCTTTACTGGTAAAACCGGTGACTACGTAGCCAACTTCCTCAAGCGCCAACGAGAAGATATCGTTGAGCTCAGTATCGGTGTAGTCACGATCGTCAAGAGTGACGAGTGACAACCGATGACCGAGGAGGAGATTGGCGAGGTTATTTATCAACGTAGTTATGGTCGAACCAGAAAAGAGTGTCGGGCCATCGAAATAACCACGAATACTCAAACGCTTCCCATCTCTGCGACGTGAGGAAGTTGAGACGATAGTGATCGGAACCATACACTGATCGACTAGGATCCTCATACAAGGGAGTAGAGCGTCGGGGGTGATGCGAAGTAGTGCATCAAAGATAGCAGGTCCGTGACTGGCGTCACACCCAGCAATATCAAGATTATAACGGTACAGTTTACCACGGTGGCGGAAGCTGTAACAAGAATCATCGGAGAAATACACCATATACGAAGACTCCTCAGGAGAGAGGAGTTGATCGAAGACTCGTTTGAGTACGTCAACTCGTGGAGAGCTGACAAATTCGATCGAACCTCGCGGAGTGACAAGCGGGTGTCGCTCCATAGCGTACTTCATCCACCGAGTGGCCATGAATCCTTGTAGAGATGCGGAGACGCCAAGGTCTACAATAGAACGGGGTTTCTTACCGTTCTTCGCGATCTCATCCTTCTTGAATTTGATGAGTGCTTTGCGCAGCCAGAGATGTTTAAAAATTTCGCCAGATTCATTCAATTCCTGGAACGCACGTATCCGGAGTTTCTGTTTCGGATGCGGGTCAGCATGATACAATCTAGCCATCTCTTCGACATTGCTAAAGTCCGGCATATCGGAGCCGTACTGCCGTTTCAAGTCAGCTAACAAACCATGGATCTTAGGTAAGTAAGCTGCTTGGTTCGTTCTGAGCAGGTCATCGTAAGAATCGCAGAGAGTGCTAATTTCTGCGGGGTTCAAACCAGCCCTGATAGCAGTTTGGATTCTATCAGGGGAGGCTTCTCTTAAAGCCGTGAGACGCCTTAGGGCTAGTGACATACAATGATCACAATTGCAGTTCACCACTCCACTATGGGCGATACACGGTCCGAAGAGAGTACGATAAGTCCCGTCAGGACGGAAGGCGGTGTGCTGCTCAATTTCATCGGGATCTGGAAATTTGAGCTCACCACCTCTCATGTAGCCTTTTCCATGCGTCACATGGAGTCGGCCATTAGAGCGAAAAGGTCCTAACATTTGTTCATCACACGGTTGTGCGTAAACGCGTATTAAAGCCTTTCGATCTTCCAAGTTATTTTCGATGGCCTCACGGCCACCGACTATGACTTGGGTAAGGCCCCCTCGACGTTTTTTGTCCGAGGGCCGAGGCCACGGTGATTCACCGTGCCATGGAAGTCTCTTTGATTCAAGTAGTGTACGATCGTGTACACAAGAATCTGGGGGTCGTCCTTCTCCCATTGAATGCGCATTGCGTTGTGATTGTCGCTGCACAACACAGCCCAACAAGCTTGACTAAGTGATTCGAGGATCGCGAGATTGCCATCGTGTGCACGACGACTAGCGAGACCAGCATGTTCACGAAGGAGTTCGAAAGCTTTGACGTAAATCGGCATTTTAGCGACAAGTTCGTACTTCTCCATCGGTTTGCTCTCTCCAGCGCGGTGGTTGCCCTTGATTTCTTTGGCTTTTCGTTTCTTTTGCCAGAACCAACGGTACTTCACACGTTTGTTGTTCTCGGTGTAGAGAACCTCGGACACGGTCCCACCGGAGTGGGAGTTAGTCACAGTGTCGGTCACCTTCTTTGCAAGACCGACGTAAGTCAGGGCGTCGTATGCCCCACACTTAGTCGCGCAAATAACTCGGGAGATGATACCGAGCTCAGCATTGCGGGTGTGCTCATCACCAGCAAAATAGAGAACCTTCTCACAAGTTTCAAGAACGTCTGTTGCCACAATGTTGTTGTCCGAAGACTCTCCCAAAAGGGGTACTTTGGTGGTATCAGCGGGGATGACAGGTAATACATCCCAGTTTTGGTTCATGAAAGCTTGTAGACTTTCAGAGGGTTCTCCAACAGCAGACTCCCAGGAGGCTTCAGAACCTGGAATCTCGTCTACTGGCGACGGTGTAATACCGTCAAAAACGTGATCGGGATGCTCACCAGTGTGGATCGAAAGTCGTGGGATTTCCGATCCGTCTGGGAGTTGGATCACAGGGTTCGCGATCGGGTCTCGCGGAATACGTCGTCCATCGGGTGAAGTGTGCATCTTACACTCTTGGACCATATTAGTAGATGGCAAGCCACCGGATCCGAGCCAAGCTGACACGTCATCTTCGAGGCTCTCGTGCGTGAGTTGTGGTTCGTCAGTGTGACTAACCGTGAAAGCACGTGAGGAACTAGAAGATGAGGAACTGCCAGAATGTTTTGACTCGTATGGGGGTGCACTCGCAATCTCGGGGGGTGTGATTTTACCGATTGGGTAAGCGTCAGCCGCGGGCGAGACGATCGCAGCGGCATGTTTACACTTACCAGTTGGGCAATGACCATGGGTTCGGCCGAAGGGTTTGTCACGATGCGGACATTCCGAGTAACACACAGGCTCGCAGGCGTGCCAACGAAGAGGATCGCTCTTCTGGCTATGTGCAGTCTCTTTCACGGCGTCACTCTTCTCCCTGAGACGGCGAAGTACTCCAGAGAGTGGTTTCGCCATCAAATGAAGGTGACATTTGATGTGGTCACAGTTCCCATCACACGAAGGGACGTTGTTCTGTGCGAAACCAGGAAGCGGTTTCGACCCTCGAAAGTCAAGGGGTTTGTCAGCTGTCAGCTGATCGACATCATCTTGAGCAAGGTGATGACTCCGGGAGAATCGTTCTCCCTGAGGTTCAGGTGTTTTTGATTTCTTCAAAGAAGTTTTCTCTTCTTCTCGAGCAGCTCGAGTTCCACTCTTAGTCTGGCCAACAGAGCGGGTGGGGGTTTTGGGTTTGTTTTGTTTTGTTTTCGATTGGACATCGGTTTTTGATGATCGCATCGGGCGACCATGGACGTTAGAGGGTTTATGGTCCTCATTGGACCCTCCAACCTGCACGTTTTTCGCCGGCTGGGAAGGGGTAAGTTCATTACGCTTACCGGAAGGTTTTGACACACTTCTTCTCCTCCCCTTGCCGCTTACTGACGAAACAGTCGACATTAGGGGTTTGCCTGAACGGGACGGCAGCTTAAGACAACGAGATTCAAACATGATCACGGCTCAGCGTTCCATCCACGAAGGACTTACGGTCTATCGTATCCATACTGGTACCAGAACCAGTAGTGTGGTTAACCCACACTGCTACCCTCGTGAGGGTGTACCGCAAGAAATACATGATAGGACAATAAGCTTATGAGACATTATAAAACACGCACACATAGATAGTTATAACACCACTAACACTCTACGCTGTAGGACATAGTTACGGACTTCTACCGTTGTTGTTCACAGATTCACCACGGATTCAAACCGCGTGTCACATGAGGACCAATGCGACACTTGAATACGACCGTTAGCCACTCCGCGGAGGTGGACCACTAGTGTCACCTTGCGGACGGGAACGAGTCATCTCTTCCTTGTGTTCATTACACTTATCAAGAATCGACTTACCGTTGATAGGCAAGACTTGTCCTGTGTAAATCATGGGTTTGTACAACATCACGTCATACGTCACCCACAATTCACCACAGACATACAAGGCTGACCCACCAACTGCGCTGAGTGATGTAAATCCCATATAGTTGAGACGGCTGTCCCGGGCGACAAGCATCTCATTTACGCCAGTGTACAACGGCTGAGAAGGTGTCTGTTCGGGGTCGCATTCAACAGGGTGCAGCATACTCTCTGACGGCTTGCACGAAACCGAGAAGAGAGCATTATTGGCCGCAACCTTCGTCGAGATGGGTGCATCAAACTCGTCATATTGAGTGCACAGCATCACGGTACCCATCGCGGGAGATCCAGCAGCTATCGCATTAGCGGTCGTACTCCTGAAACCAAAGGAGAGACCGAGAAATTTGAATTGCTCAAAGTTCTTAGCGACCTGTGACAACCACGGGAACGTTGTGGTGTCACTAGGGTTGAGGGCGAAGTAAGTAGAAGTGAAGACCGTGGACATGTAAACGTCTTGAACGAATTCACGTTTACGAATACGGCACACTCCATCCTCAGTATGCATCATTGGGATCTGGGCGGCTTCAGGTGTCACAAAACCAACTGTGGTGTTACTGTTGACATGATAATTGACTGGAGCGGTTTCATAGTCGCCCCAGCCAAATAAATTGCCAAGAATATCACCAGCAGAGGCTCCAATGACACCACCGACGCCAGGTTCGATGATGTTTCCGAGACTCCTCCCTAAACCAGCCAATAGACCTTTATGGGGATGGGATTTACCAGTCTTTTTACTGGTCTTGCTCTTGCCTTCAGCAACAGCGATGCGGTTTTTGAGATTCCGCGAAACTACCGAGGCGTTAACCTTGGATTTGGGTTGATGTTTTGTTTTCGGAGCAGATAAAATAAGTCACTTGTGAGCTGCGATCACAACAAGTAACTGGCGTAAAAACGCTGAATCTACGAGCGAGGCTAAATAACCTCCAGACGCTCGACACACCGATTCTATGTGTGTCCTTCGACTTCAGGTGTCACCTGAATCAACCAAACTACCTCTTACACCGGTGAAGTAGTTCTTAACCGTCACCGACTCCATCACTGGCAGACAAGCACTCCGCCCCGTTTAGACCTCACTTGAGAGAATAAACGCATGGGGTTAGTCGTGCTGCCATCCAATGAAGGCACCGATGTAATTAGTAGCACAGCCACTAGACGACGTGTAGTATACACGAAGCAGATGATCGTCACCATCTGGACAAGACTGGGGCTCAACCAGCGCAAGTATGCCTGTTGCACACGTTCTAGAACTCCGAGGAGAGAAACC